AAGTGCGGTATGTTGCTTTGCAAATATGCCATTCTTACCCATTGCGAGTAAACTTCTGCGGCCTTGCTGCACCACTACCACGAGCTACTCCCCCTCTTGCTCTTCCTTTTGATTTCATTCTACCACCAATTTGTTTCTTCATGACTCCACCCTTAGCCATTCCTTTCTTTCTCATAGAGCCACCACCCATTTTCTTGATAGCTCCACCCTTGGCGTAACCCTTCTTCTTCATGGCTCCTCCTTTAGCCATGCCTTTTTTCTTCATGGCTCCACCCTTAGCCATGCCCTTCTTCTTCATCATGCCACCGCCCATTGCTTTAACGGCTGTCTTCTTTGCTGTCTTTTTTGCTTGAGAAAGTTGGCCTGATTTTTTTCTTTCCGCTCTACGTTTATCTGCGCGTGACTTCTCTAATTCAGCTTTTGTCATAGGTCTAAATGCTTTACGAGGAGCAGCCTTTCCTATCTTTGATAATGGGATACCGTCTCTATTTTTACCGCTACCTGCGTTTGGATTAGAAAGATTACGATGTAAATTTTTTGGCATCTTTTTCTTTACAGTTTTTCCACCTACACCTTTTTTAACGACACCGCCTTTAGCCATGCCTTTTTTCTTCATCATGCCGCCGCCCATTTTTTTAACAGCGCCACCTTTAGCCATGCCCTTTTTCTTAGTAGCACCACCCTTTTTCATTTTACCTACGCCATCAGCAGCAAAGAATGGAACTTTCTTTCCGTTCTTCTCTACCATTTTTAGCTTGCTACCTTTTTTCATAGCGATTGGCTTCTTCTTCATAGCACCGCCCTTAGCCATGCCTTTCTTTTTCATAGCACCGCCCTTAGCCATGCCTTTCTTTTTCTTCATTGCGCCACCTTTGGCGTAACCTTTTTTCTTCATAGCCATTTTAGTCTCCTTAAAGTTGTGGCGTTAAACAATAGTTATATTCCCCACCATACTACCATGATTTGTACATTGATACACTAAAGATGTATCGGAGGGTTCATGAGGCACAATAAATTGTGTCAATCCTGTTGTTGAGTTGTAATTTTCTGTAACACCTGTCGTAAAATCTGAGCCACCCGCAGATGTTCTTATTTTTAAGGGGTGGCTTGCTACGTTAGACGTGTTATCGATAAGATAAGTATGACCTTTATAAAAGGTAAAGTTTGGATTGTCCCCAGACGTAGCACCAGGGCCAGTAAAGGTATACGCCGAAGAACCATTTGTGCCTGCTGTGTACTTAGTAACAGGGCCAGTTGTCTCGTCATTAAGCCGAATCCACACCCCTCCGTGTGCAAAATACAGTCCCCCAGTCGCATGGACATGCGCCACAGCGCCATGATATGTAGATGCACTTGGAAGATCGCTCAAAGCTGCATAGTAGAAGACAATTTTATTTGCACCAGAACTAACGTCCAGTAATCCATTTGAGTCAATTATATCTGTAAGAGTTGTGCCGTTCCCAAGAGCAGCATACACTTCATTAAAATTGTCATTGATTTTATCCGCACCTGCACGAAGAGTATCACCTGTTCCATCATTTGCAGATGAACCAATACCTACTGTTTGTTTTGCCATATTTTATCCCTCGTCAAATGTGTCTGATGTTGAATCCAATGTTATGGATGTGCTGTCAAATTTTGGTGCTGTCGTTGTGGAAACAGTAACAGATCCAACAGAAGCTGTTGAAGATACTCCTGTTACAGATCCTATTTCTGTTAATATAACAGATACTCTTCCAACAAATGCAGTCATGAATACCGCATCATTACCAACTGGATCAAACCCAAAAAGAGATCTGCTTTCTATAAGAGATCTGTCAGGTCTTGGATTTCTAAGAGACTGAGGATCATTTATTTTTATTCTACCAAGAAAGTTTTGAGGCTGATCGGGATCAACAACATCTCTTCCAACAAGAAATCCTGTTTTAACGCCGTTATTATATTCAGGCACAAGATCTTTTAGGGGGTATCTAAACCCTGTCTTGTCGCAGAAACCAAAGGCATGTTTAGCTTTTGCGTAGCTCATTAACCACCTGCCATGAAGGTATCAAAAGGAAC